CGTAATGAAAGTTCCTATCAGACAGGCCGCACCGCTCGCGACCCAACGCCGGAATGGCAACAATTCGAACTGGCCGATCAGGCGGGCCGACGGGCGCACGTTCGCCGAAGTTCGTCCCCAATATCAACCCTCAACAATAAGGTCTGTGTGATGTTGGTTTTGACAATCCCCATCGCGATCGGTTTAGCCACGTATCTGATTCTCGTGGTGCTCGACCAGTTAAGGGAAGACTTGCTCGATCAGCTAGATGGTGACGCCGTGCCGCGCGAGAAGCACAACAGCCGGGTGCTCGAACTGCTCAATGCGAACAACCGGGACTTGGAGAAGCGCCGCCGCATCGCCGCCGCAGCGCGCGATCTGCTGCGGGCACAACTCGTCCATGCGCCTACAATCGATCCAAGGGTCGCCTATGCCGCCGAAGCCCTTGATCGCGTCCTGGCGGAGAACGCACGATGAGCGGGCTGCCACCAATTGAAAAGGGTGTCCCGATCCCACCACCAAGCACGGGCGGTCGCAAACGCAAGTATCCCTTCGACGAGATGGAAGTGGGAGACAGCTTCACTCTACCGTTGTCCGGTGAAATTGGACCAGGTGGTAGCGACCGAGTGGTATGCTTGCTCTCTTGCGCTGGTAATCGGCGGAGAAAAACACATGGGCAGGCGTTTCGCGTTCGCACTGAGCGCGAGCAAGGCGTAGCCCGCTGCTGGCGGGTCAAGTGATGGGGCGTGTTCCAAAACTCACCCTGCGCGGCAGGCTTTGGGCCGCTTGGCACATCCTGACCACCCCTAACCCCGGTCGCTATTCGGGCGATGGGCGGCGCTACGGGAGGGTGGTCTATTATCACATTGTCCCGATGAAATTGGTGATCCGCATCTCGGAGAAATATCTGTGAAGAACGCCGAGAAACAGAAGATTGCAGCCCGCATCCGCGCGCTTCGGCAGAAGACCGTCGAGAACGGTTGCACCGAGGAAGAGGCTGCGGCAGCCGCAGCGATGGTCGCTCAGTTGCTCGCCAAATACAACCTCTCGATCGAGGAATGCGATCTCAGAGAAAACCAGTTCGCACAGTCTGAAACCGTCGTTGACGATCCGGTCGGTGCCCGTTTGTGGAAGATCGCCGACGGAATCGCCTACATGATTGAGGTGCGATACTGGTGCTCGCCACCGGGAGCCAAGGCGACCGTTTCGTTCTTTGGCTTCGACCACGAGGTAGAGATCGTTGGCTATTTGCTTGATATCTGCCGGTCGGCGATGGGGAGCAAACTGGCGCACTTGGAGCACGATTATCGGCTGTTGCGTGATAGTGCGCGGCGGCGTCGGATCGCGCCTTTCCTCGACGGCATGGCCGATCGACTGCGGGAGAGGATTAGGGACCTGAAACCGCCGTATCCACCTGGTCGTGGGATTGTGATGTTGAGGCATCAACTGATCGATCAGGCGATGAGCGAGGCGGGTCTGAAACTACGGGACAGCAACGCTCGCGCCAGCCGGGACTATGAGCCTGACTACGCCCGCGGTCGCGCGGTTGCAGATGGGGTGGCGCTGAATCCCGGTCTGCAAAATGAACGGGCATTCACATCTATCAGGAGGAACTGACATGACGGTTGAATTGGGACACGGAATCCGCCTGCTCTCGGGGGTGCTGTTCGACTACGGCGCCCCGGAGAAATGCGAGGTGAAGATCGAAGATATCGCTGCGGCTCTGAGTAAGGTCTGCCGGTTCGCAGGCCACATCCACAGATTCTATTCGGTCGCGCAGCACGCGGTGAATGTCAGCCTGATCGTGCCGGAAGAGTTCGCCTTTGACGCGCTGATGCACGATACTGCCGAAGCATTCACCAATGATCTGCCGACCCCGCTCAAGTTCGCGGTGCCAGTCTTCAAGGAACTCGAAGAGAAGATCGAAAGCGCGATGGCCGCACGGTTTGGTTTCCGTTACCCTCTGCCACCCGAGGTCAAGCACGCCGATCTCCAAATGCTCCTGATCGAGAAAATTCATCTCAAGCGTGACTATTCCGATTGGAGCGTTCTCGAAGGAATTGTCCCACCGCTCGATTATGAACAGCATCTGTTCTTGGGGAGACTTACACCCGAAAGGGCTGAAACCGTTTTCCTCGAACGATACCGCGAACTGGCGTTGAAATTTGCGGATAAACTCGCTCCCAATCTCAACTTTTAGGTGAATAGATGACTCAACACCTCCCCCAATATGTGATTGCCGAGAAACGCAGCGGCACCGCTTGGCCCAATAGCGGCCAAGCCAGCCGCGCGATTGAAGCGGCTCGCTCTGATTACGAATTTGGCCTGATCGAAATGGCGACCCGCCGCGAGGCCGGTATCGAATACCTCTATGCCATCCCCCGAAAGCGGCGCGGCCAGCTTCGCCCCGGTTATTTCACCAAGCAGTAAGGAACTCAATATGAACAATCCCTCCCGCCAAGTTCGACGGCAGATTACCCGCAATAATGGTCTTCGAATTGCAGGTTTCACCCCCTCTTACAGCCAGCGCTTTGCCAATATCGTCACGCGCAAGCTGTCTGAAATTGTGATTGAAATGGGGAACCAGCCACACAATCCCTTTTTGCCGACCAGTTTTGCCGAAGCCCAGGCCGAAGCCCAGCGCCGCGCCGTTCGCGATCTCCCGGCTCCCCGGATGGTTCGGTCGCACAAAATCAAGCCGTCAAAGAGCGATTTTGCCGCCTACCGGAAGTCGGGCGGCCCTGATCTGGTCTTTGATTGAATATGACTTCAACTTCTTAGTGAACTCGATCGAGAACTGCGTTATCACCTGATTCTCGACGCATCAAAGGGACGGAATATGACACTGATTTTCAGAGGGCCGACACAGCACGAAGGCGAGATCGTCGTCGCGAATGTGGTGCGGGATCACAAGGAACTGCTGCTCGGCCTCGACAAATTGGCCGTGGACATCCACCGCGAAAATGTCACAGCCGGATGGTGGACGAACCTCGAAGACGGCTCCGATCTGCTCGAAACCCGCAACCGTGGCGAAATGCTGATGCTCGCCGTCACCGAACTCGACGAAGCGATCGACGCCTTTGACGGCAACCTCATGGACGACAAACTGCCCCAATACGAGGGTTTCGGGGTCGAGGTCGCCGACTGCGCTATCCGTATTCTCGACCAAATCGGCGCCGAGCAGCGGCGCGGCGGCAAATGGCCTCTGGTGACGCAGTGCGAGGGGCAACCCGCTCTCACCGTTGCCTCGGAATGGGACTCTATGGTGGGCGCTTACGGAAAGCGCGTCATGGTTCTCAGGGTCGTTGGTGCGCTGGCGAAGGCTCTTGATGAGGGTTATCGTCGCAATAAGGTTAGCGTCGCGCGCTACTACCTGACCCTGGCTCTCTTCCGCATCATTGCACTCTGCGGCATCAAGGGCATCCCCTTGTTCGAGATTATCGAAGCCAAGCGGGCCTTCAATCGCCAGCGTGCAGATCACAAGGTCGAAAACCGGAAGGCCGAAGGGGGCAAGAAGTGCTGATGCAGGGCCTCAGTGACTTCGTGATTCGCTCTGCCAAGAAGGCAGCCGTGCATCCGTTCGCCCATATCGCGATCACCTGCATCCCTGACGCGGAATCGGCTCAGGCTGTTTTCGCTCGACCTGACGCTCACATGGCGCTGACGTTGGCAAACAAGGGGCCGATCGTGGCCCGGACGTGCAGACTCTACTCTTCGTCTGATTTGTGGCTCCTTGCGGTTCATGGCCTCACCCGGCACGTCAATCGGCGGGCAGATGGGGCAGCCTTGGTCGAGATCAGCCACAAGGGCCGCGATGTGCTTCGAATGATCGCTGAGCGGGCATTCTCCTGATCCATGCGCTCGAACAGCGATCTCACCTGCCTTCCTGAGTGGAGCGACTTCTTCCGGGCATTCTGCACGGGCGGGACGCTCCATGTCAGGTGGTCGAAACCCGGCAACCGCTGGCAGGCCCAGGTGGTCGAGTTTGAGCGCGATCTCACCAAACCCCTCAACCAAACGCCGGTCGGGCCGATGGCTGAGGGGGACGACCGTTTTGACGTGCTCAAGCAGGCCCTCTCCGAGTGCGGGCGCGAACTAAGCAAGCGGATTTGGGACGCCTTCTATGCGTTCCGAGCCGCAGCTACCGGAGAGCCAGAAGGAATCGAGGATTTGCTATGAACGAAGGAAAACCCCGCCTGCTTATTCTCGGCCACGGACGGCATGGCAAGGATACGGTCGCCGAGATTCTTCGGGCCGAACATGGTTTCAGTTTCATCTCGTCGAGTTATTATCTCGCTGAGAAGGTGGTGCAGCCGGAACTCGATCGCCGGGGCATCAGCTACCCTAGCCTCAAAGCGTGCTATGATGATCGCGGCAATCACCGCGAACTCTGGCGCGACATCATCGCGGACTTCAACGCCGAAGACCCGGCTCGCCTCGCCAAGATGATTCTCGCCGAGTGCGACTGCTACGTCGGGATGCGGACGCCGCGCGAATACGTTGGCTCCCGGCACCTGTTCGACGCGGTGATTTGGGTCGATGCGGCCAGCCGGATCACCGCGCACGATCCTACGATGCAGATTGAGTTCGATCCGGGGGCCATGCACCTGATCGACAACAACGGGGACCTCGACGACCTCTATCCTGCGGTTGCCGACCTCGTTCGATTGATCGATTTTTCCGATCAACGCGCCCTTCTGTGATCGCATTTTCAACTTAGGAGTGAATTTCCCATGACTGGCATCGGCCACAACTCGAAGGATATCGGAATGTCGGAAGCAAGTGATGATCGGCTGCTGCTGCTGATCGAGCGGATCGAGCGGCTCGACGAAGAGAAGAAGGGCATCAGCGACGATATCAAGGACGTTTACGCCGAGGCGAAGGCCGTCGGTTACGATCCCAAGATCATTCGCAAGGTGATCCAGATTCGCAAGATGAAGCCTGACGATCGGAGCGAGCAGCAAGTCCTTCTCGAAACCTATCTCAGCGCCCTCGGCATGAGCATGGCGCTCGATCTGTGATTCCGCCGCGCAACGAAATCAGCGAGGAGCGGCAGTCTATCCTCGCTCACATTGACAGCAAGATCGAGGGCATCAAGCGGCGAGAGAAGGGTGAACTCGGCGACGAGGGTGCCTACGCGCGGCACTGCATGGAAGCCTTGCGGTCGGACATCGAACAGGGATTGGACCAGCCGTGAGCCAGATCGAATTGCTGCAAGGCGATAACCGCGAACATCTGCGTCGCCTGATCGACGAGGGCGTGCGCGTGCATTCCGTCGTCACTGATCCGCCCTACGGCCTCACCAGCGTCGTCAAGCGCTTCGGGAAGGCCAGCGCCGCGCCAGCCAAGCGTCAGGGTAACGACGGGGCGTTCACACGCACCGGAGCGGGCTTCATGGGCCAGCAATGGGACGGCAGCGGTATCGAGCGCGATCCCGAGTTCTGGCGGCTCGTGCATGACATCCTGCTCCCAGGCGGCTTCTGTCTTGCCTTTTCCGGCGCGCGCACCGGCCACTGGCAGGCCGTTGCAATGGAACAGGCCGGATTCATCATGCACCCTATGACGGGATGGGTCTTCGGTTCAGGATTCCCCAAGGCCAAGGACGCGGGCGAAGCTGGCGCCGATTGGGAAGGCTGGAAGTTCGGCGCGGCCTCGCTCAAACCTGCGCTCGAACCGATCTATTTTGCGCAGCGCCCCTTCTCGGAGAAAACCGGGCTGGCGAACTTGCGGAAGCACGGCGTCGGCGCGCTCAATATCAACGGCTGCCGGGTGCCTACCGACGAAAGCACGATCCGAACTAGCAATCAGCGAATGAGAAGCAAAGGGAAGCCCGGTAGTGCTTATGCGAGCGACGGTTATGTTCCAGGCCCACATAGGACAAGCGGATCAGATGAAGGTCGATATCCGGCCAATCTTCTGCACGACGGCAGCGAACAGGCTCAGTCCGTATTCCCCGATTCCTCGGAGCGTTTCTTTAACGCCTTCCCGGTCGAGCCGGAAGCGGTCTATTACCACAGCAAGGCGTCGACCAAGGATCGGGTGTTCCAATGCTCGATCTGCGGGGAGCACGGTGTCGGCATCAAGCCGGGTTGCGAGTGCATAGACAATCATGGCAACCGTAAACTGCGCGGCCATCCGACGGTTAAGCCAATCGGCCTGATGCGCCATCTGGTCCGCCTCGTCACGCCGCCCGGTGGCACCGTCCTCGATCCTTTCGCTGGCACAGGAACGACGGCTGCTGCCGCGATGGCAGAAGGCTTCGATTGCATCCTGATCGAAGGACAAGCGGAATATGCCGAGGACATCCGGGCGAGGCTTGAAATTCTGCCCCGGAAGGGCACACTTTCCTACAATCTCGACGATCTCCTATAGAGAATCGTAAATAAGGGCTTCAACAAAATGTTGAGATTTGTTACCTACGCAACCTGTTGAACCAAAGGGTTTAGGGATTCGCGCCGCGCCCCACATAACAGGCGGTGAGCAAGAGGAAAAATGAAATGATCGCCAGTATAGGGTCGCACCTGCCTAGCTTTTTTGGATATTCGATGGGCAAAATTATGAACTACTGGATGGTTCCTGAGCGTGACAAAATTTCAAGTTGGGCCGACGAAACGGCGCTCGGTCGTAAACTCGCCGATGAAATGTTCGAGCGGTGTGACGCCGAGGAATTGGCAATGCTTTTGCCGAAGGTTGTGGCTTGTATGCCATCCCTCGAAGGGGTCGAGATCGGCTTCCTTACCCGCGTCGGGGAAATTGCAGCGCTCGCAAAGCCACAGTCAGAGATGTGTTTAGCGGCCTAGGCCCGCCATTTGCCGTCGAGGATTGTGAGAAGCGTCCTCTTCGAGTTCGGATAGGTGATGATCTGTGTGTGGCTCCAACCGCTCGGCCCTTGGTTATAACCCTGGTCGAGCAGCCCACACAGACCAGCCACATAAACGCCATCAATTATCGCCGCGGAATGCGAGTGCCCGATGTTCATTCGGGTGGCGACCTTGATGAGATTTGTCGCCGATCCGCGCGCGCCGTTCGGCCCCATGTCCCCGTGCAATGCAGTCTCGATCCCGCCGTGCTCCTGGCAAACCACATAGGAGCCGTTCCTAGGGACGAAGGCGATGTCTTCGAGGCCGCGCTCGTCGTGCCGGGACAGAGCATATTGGAAGATGTCGAAGTGCTCTTCGCCTTCCTCGATCGCGCGATAGTATCGGTCGTTGAGGTGGCACCACGTTCGCAGGTTGGTCGGGTCTAACCTTGGATCGGCCTCGCGCAGCCAGCGCGGAAGGGCGTCGTTGTGATTCGATGCGACCACCACGCTCTTGCACCAGTCTGTTGCTGTAATCCGCAGAAACCGAGCGCACGCCCGGTTGGCTTCATCGACCGAATCGGTGCCTCCCCGGATCATGTCAAACATGAAGTGGTGGTCGCCGCGGCGGTGATGGTTCCGGGCCATGAAATCGAGGATATCGTGGAAGGCTTGGTGGCGGGGTTTCAGGGTGTGAAACAACGTCCCCTCGATCTCGACGATCTCTTCGCTCTCGACATCGAAGCCCCAAATTGCGCGGGCTACTGCCGGATCGATCTTTTCCCGGTGAATATCGCCCCAAGTGGCCTGCTCGATTCGTTGATCCTTGAAGATCAAACCGTCGCGCACCAACACATCAAGGTCTTGGAACGAGCCGTCCTTGGCCGCGTCGATCTGGCGGCAGAAGACCCGGCGCTGCTCGTCCACCTCGACGATGGTGGCCCCGATGGCATGGTGAAACTCGGCCTTGAGGCCAGCCTTTTTCTCGACGTAGTTCGGGACAGTGCAAGTGCCGCTCGTCATCACCATAGCCGGATGCTGGCCCGGTAGGGCGGGCACAGACACAAGCTGGCGCTTCGCGTGCGGGAAGATGCACCAAGCACCGCGCGAGTAGGTCTCCAATCCCGACAGAGGCCGGGTCGCGGTCGGCAAGATATTCATCTTGGCCGCGAACAGGAGCGGGCCGAGCATCTCGTTCTCGTGCAGGAGATAGGGCTGCACTTTATCGGGGAAGACCGCAGTGCGCGTTGCGTGATCCTCGAAAAGACCCTTCTGATATGTGAACCCGCCGACCACCAGGCGCGCGCCGATCTCTTCGGCATATGCGATCAGGTTCGACCAGAACGGCTCAGAAACAGTGGTTTCGTCTTGGGCCGCCGTCACCAGCCAGCGGTCAATACGGCGGGGCGCAGCGACAACCTTGCGGATGTGCCTACTCTTGGTCCGATCTCCGGTGGCCCGTGCCTGCTCATTCAATTCGGCCCGGTATTGGTTGAGGCGGTCGAGCACAAAAGGCGCGGATTTTTTGCCCCGGATGCGCGAGGCCCGTTTCGAGACCGACTCTTTTGTCTGACCTAGCTGCTCGGCAACCTCTTCGAGCCGAGGAAAGCGGACGTGATCGTTCCAAACCGCGAGGAAATTCGCCTCGCTATGCAGCGCATTTGGCACCAAGCGACCCCTTATCTGAAACCGAGAAAAACCCCAATAACTCCGATGGCTGCCGCAATGATCGGCCAGAGTTTGTTCAACCAATCGACGACGTTCCCGGCACCGTCGAGGCGGTGGCCTCGGGCTTCGAGTTGCATGATCCGGTCGGAGTGCGAATTGAGCCGATCGTGCAGAACACCTTCGATTTTATCGATGCGCTCGCCGACCGTGGACCAGTTGGCTTGACGCTCTTCGACGCGCACTAGGCGCTCAAGGGTATGGCGCTGAATCTGATCGAGGGCGGCAATCTGAGTGGTAACGGCGGCGAGGTTGATTGTGATCTGCTGCAAGACTTGGAGATGCGCGTCATAGTCGGAGTTTTCACTCATCGATTGCGTCCTTGCAGGTTTGGATAACGGGTTCGGTTTCCCCGAGGCGCGCGGAACGAAGTTCGCGGCCCGCCCACAGGAGAAGGTAGCGTTCGGCAAGATCGTGCGCCTTCCGCAGTGCTTCATCGGTGTCGGGATAGGTCGGGGCGGGACCGAGGTTCTTGGGCACACAGGACACCGGCTTCTCGATCACAACGCGCTGAGTGCGAACTTCCGGTTCCCGCGCAACAGTTGTGCAGCCTGACAGCGCGGAAGCGGCGAGCGCCATTCCGAGGACGATCTTGGTATTCATCGCAGGCTCTCCATGACTTTGCGATCGACATCGCGGGCGCGCTCAAGTTCGGTTGAGCCTTTGATCGTGTCGGCTAGGGCCGCGTCCACGCGCCGCTGAGCGTCACGAGTGATCGTTTTGGCCTCGGCAACAGCTTCGGTCGCCTTGGCGATAGCCCGCGCGCCCTTGGCCGCCGAGATCGCGATGGACTCGTTCTGCTGCGAGAGGGCCGTTTCGAGTGTCGTGACGCTCGCGCGGCAGGTGCCTAGGCGTGCAACGAGACCGATCTTGGGGTCGTTGATCTGCTTGTCGAGCGTGGCGATCTCGGTGCGCAGACCGCGCTTGTCGAAGCTCTGCTTCACGTTGACGCCGACCGAGATCACCAGTGCCACACCGAGGCCGCCTGCGATCAGTTTGTCATAGAGGGTGCCGAGGATCATGCCTCGCACTCCGAACGCTTCACGTTGCCGATGCGGTGATTGATCCAGCCGCGATAGAACACGCGCAGCTTGCCGTTGACGCGCACCAGGCGATCATATTCGGCGCGCTGCTGGCGATCGAGGCTGTCAAGCATCGTCACGCACGACTTGGGGCCAAGATGGTCGCGGCATTGCGCCCAAGCGGCAATTGTCGCGGGGCCGATCTTCCCGTCGGCGGCGAGAGTCGTATTGCAGACCTCGTTGACTGCCCGCTGAAAGAACCGCGCGGGACGAGCAGGCCCCATGTTGGTTGTCGTGTCGGCCACCTCTTTCGCCACTGCGGCGTCAATTGCGACGAGCGGGAGCAACTTCGGGCGTTCGAGGTAGTCGATGAACAGGATCGTATCGGCGCACGGCTTGACCATGCGAACCGGGCGGCTCGCCTCTGCGTCCGCGATCATCTGGTTGAGAGCGTCGGGGCACCAGCGCGGCAGATCGCGCATATCACCTTTGAAGCCATGCTTGCGGGCAACCGCAGCGGTGATCCCGTGATTGGTCGCGCCACCGGGATCGTTCTTGTGATCGACGAAACCACCTTCAAGAGCGAAGATTGCCCCGAGAATGCCGACCACGCCCGCAGCAAGGCCGGTTTTGCGACCGACGGCTGCTGGCTTCTGTGTTTGCGGTTTACTTTTCACGCTGCACCTCGGGCTGTTCGATCAGGGTTCCGACCATGATTGCGATAGCCGTGACGATGAGGATGGTGAGCAGGACCCAACGGTCGGCGTTGAGTGCGATCGCGACGCTCAATGCCATCGTCCCAAGCACGTTGGCCTGGTTGGACATGAGGCGGTGCCAGTCGCGCCAGTCGGGCACGATCTGCCAAAATTCTCGACGTAAAGGGCGCAACCAACCGAACATCGTGCTCATCTTCCTGATTCACCTTAAAGGTGAGGTTTAACGTGAGCAAGGGTGACAGGGAACCCGAAAAGTGAATTGTTTTTAGAAGGCTCCGAAGCCGGTCGGTGGACTGTATGCCCAATCGGCGGCCTTTGGTTTGATCGTCACCCGATCCCCACTGCGCCGCAAGGTGGCACCAATGCGAGGTGAATCGGTCGGGGTAGCTGCCGGGATCGTTGTTGCGGCACCCGTGCCTGCTGCGGGGTCGCCATTCCATGTTCCGTTTTTACCGAACCAAATTTGGCCGGTCGTCCCGTCGAAAGCCATCATGATTCGGTCGCCCGCCGCGTAAGAGGCATAAGTTTGGATCGTGGCGTTCGTCTTGACCACTGCTCCGTTTGCCGCATACCCAACACTGCTGACTGTCTGCCCGAAAAACCCGGTGAGCGAAACGCTCCGACCGATACCGATATTCAGGTTGGCGATCTGTGCATCGATCCCGAACTCGATATAGTGTTTGCCCGTGGTCGGGACCTTGTTACCCCGCGCAACATAGAAAGCCGTGGCAGTGGTGCCAGGGGCTTCGGCTGTCTGCCTAGCGTTGGTGAAGACAACACCCGTTCGGCGGTCATCAACAACGGTCCCATAGGCCATCGGAAGGCTGTCTTGATACGTGCCCGCAAAGGCCGCAAAGAAATCTTGACCCAGCGAGCGAATACCGCCGATCAAAATATGAACAATATCGGCGGCGATTGGGTAATCGTCCATGTCAATTGCCGTGGTGTCGGCAGTAGTATCTGCAACAAGTGTTTGAAACGCTTTGATCGTGCTTGTCGTCGTTCTGTTGGACGACAGAATCCGGCCAAGGATGAACTTGGTCGCGGCGCTACCAATGTCAGTTCTGACGGCTGAAATAAACGCTGATAGGTTGGTCCCGTAAGCGGGGCCTGCTGTGCTACTGTTGGCGTCTTCCTCGCCCTGCATCCAGAAGAAGGCGGGCGTCGTGTATGCCACGCTTTCGGAGTCAAGCGCCGCTTTGGTGGCCGCAACCACGGACACTAGCCCGTCGTAAAGATCGCCCGTGGAATCTGGCGACCAGTCCTCGCCTGTCCGAAGCGCCAACTGTGTCCCGTTACGGGCTTGTTTGACAATCACCAGTGGTGTCGTCGGGTTTGCTGCGCGAAATGCTTTGGCGAAAGCCGCCTCTGGTCCCCACTTCTGCGGAGCGGTCGCCCCGAAGTTGAAGGTGTCCGAATTGACCCCGGCTTCGTAAACCTCAAGGGCTGAGGTGTGGGTATTCCAGATGCGGACACCGGAATCCGTGCCACCAAGATCGACCGGAACATCACTTCCGGTGGTCTCGAAAGCCGTCATGTTCGACTGACCGGCGAAAACGGCAATCACCGTATCACCAGCCGGGGCAGGTGCGGCAGACAAGGTTGATGCGATGATTCCGAAAATCATGCGGCCACCACTTGACCGAACAGGTCCAACACATCAGTTGCCACCCGCTTCAAGGTTGCGGTGCCACCGGGCGGAATGACAAGAGAGCCGCTTGCGGGCGGGTTCACAATAACCCCGCTTCCGGCCACGATGGTAAGGTTCCCGTCCCCCGCAGCGTTGCGGATGTTCCATTCCCCATCCACGGTCAATGCCTCAGTCGCTTCGGGCCGAACGGTGAGGGTCTTGGCCCCTGCCGCTGTGTGACGTGCGTAAGCGCCCTGATCTGCGTTGAGCAAATTCTCGGCGGCGCCCGCCTTGGTAATCACAGGCGCGGGGCCTGCTGCACCGCCCCCGCCCGTTGGCAGTTCCCCCCACATTGCGCCCGAGAAGGTCAGAAAAACCCCGGCAGTCCGGTCGTAAATCAGCCAGCCTTCGGCGGGCGTCACGTAAACCCAAGCACCGTTATCGCGGATCGCAACCGCGTTGGCATTGGAAGGGTGCGTCTCGTCGAAAATATAGACATCCCCGTTCACAGGCACGCCGGGGTCGGCGGCGACCTTGGCGATCACACCGCCCTGAGTGAGCACCGACAGCTTGAGAAGGTTGAGGTCCATCTCGTCCTTCCACCCGTCTTCTCCAAGATCGAAGAAGGCTTGTAGCGCGAGATTGGGCAATGAACGTGCTGGCATGGTGCAGACCTTCTATTTCATCTTAAAGTTGACTTTGCACCAATAGGCGGTGCGGTTCAATGATAATTACCTGAGAATGTCAGGCCCCGCCGTAGTTGAAGCCGTAGCCAAAACCGTAGCCGCTGTTGAGAATCACGTTGAACGAATACCGCTGGTATGAGGCAAGAGTGCCGCGCGCCGATTCAACCTCGACCCGAACGACCGAAGGAACGCTATCCGCAACCTGCATGGCCGACGTATAGGTCCACGTCGCTGCTGCGATCCCTGACTCGGTGCGGAGCAGAACACCAGCAAGAGTATAGATGCGAAACGTGTAGGTCGTCCCAGGCTCGGGGCCGATCGAAGGATCGGTGTGCGAAACCAACTGATCTTCCTGCATCACGCGGTCGCGGTGCGCCCATGTGAAGACGGGTTCCGGGTGCTCTCCGACGTGCTCAAAAACCGAAACACCGTCGATTTTGAGATCGGCAGGCGGATAGGGGCGCGCGTGCCGTCCGACCAGGTCGATGGTCAGTTCTGCGACAAGGGTGCCGTCGATAACAAGGCCGCCACTTCTCGGAAGAACTGAGGCTCGGACGCTTTCCCCAGCAACGTAGTTTTGGCCGTCACCGGAAAGATCATCGTCGAGTGCCCACAGCCGAGCACCAGGTGCGTGCGGTGCCGGGATCGTATCACCGCAGCCACGGGCAATCGTCCCCGTGAAAGTTTCAGGGTCGTAGGCGACCAGTTCGACGTGCTCATCGTCGAGCAAAAGCATCTGTCCGATATTGTCGCTATCGAAGTCGAAAGGTTGTTCGACCGTGAATGCTGTATCCAACGGCCCAATCGCCGAGACCAGAGTTGCCGATCCCGAGTAACTGCGGTTCTTTGTGAGGATAGCGTCACTCTGCCCGACAATGCCGGTCGCCAGATCGTAGAGGTAAGAGTTCCCTCCCGTCGGGATCGCCATTGCGCCGACCGCCGCGTCGCTTTCGTCAAAGGAACCGAGGTCTCCTGGCCCGACGGCAGTGTAAAGGTCGCGATAACTGAGTTCGGTCAGAATCTCGGCTGCCGCAGGCTCCGGGTCGCCAAATGGTTTGATCCACTGGTTCTCGGTCGTGCCTGTGAAAGTGGTCGCCGGAAGTGCGAAAACATCTTCCATAGCCTTCGCGGTAATGGCGCGTTGACCGTTGGAGGGGCCTTCGCTCATTTCTCCGATTCGGACGACCATGTTCGAAATGTTGTTCTGCGCCGAGGAAATTCGGCAAACGGAACCGGGAGCAAGTTGCCATGCGCGCCGGTCGAATTTGAGCCGGAACTTCTTTAGGCCTACCGATAGCAGCCGCAACTCTCGTTGGGCGACCCTCGCCCCGAGTTCCCGCGTTGCCAATCCCTTGAACTCGATGGACCGAGAAACCGGGCCGTCACTCGCACGCCAAGCCGCGATGTTCTGCGCCCTGACCTGAAAATCCTGCCGTGTTTGGGGGTCGAAGCCTGTGATGACAACTTCGTTCACACCTTCCGAAGAACCGCTGTCATCCTCCTCAATCTCAAGCAGTCCGGTGTCAAGATCGAAATGCGGGATCGTCGCAGGATCATAGTCGTCGCGAAGTAACCGCAGCGTGTATCGCCCGGTATTGCGGTCTTGGTAGATGACGGCACCGATATGATCGGCGACAACCTGAATAAAAGAATCCACGTCTTCTTGGCGATACCAAGGGATACACAGCCCTAAACCCTCAGCACAAAGCAAGTTGGCCGCATAGGTAAAGCTGTTCTCATCCAGCATCTCGGTAGGCTCACCCTTACCCCAATTCGGGTCGGTCAAGCACTGATAGATGATATGCGCCGGGTTCATCGCATGAACATTGCCGTCAGCGAGATAGATCGTGGCCTTAGCTGGATACCAGCATTGATCGTTATGCCACCCTTTGCGGGAACGCCAAACCCGGAAACGCCATTCCTTGAGATACGGATTCATTGAAGCAACGAGGCCGTCGAAGAGAATCGCGGTAAAACCGCGCCACTCCCCGCTCAGCCCACCCATCGCTTGCTTGATATCGGGGATAGTGGTGGACGGGACCGGGCCTGTTGAGGCTGATTTGATGGTCTCCCCCCATCCCACACCTCCCCCTACGAACGGAGCGCTTGCAAAAGTCGGTCCAGGTAGCACCTGATCTTCACCGCCCTGCAAAAGCAAAAAACCGCCTTGGATACCGCCCTCTTTCTCGGAGCCACCGAAAAGATCAGGGCTGTTGATGTAGTTAGGGGAATCGTCACAGACTGCCCCGCTCCAAGCGATCTTCTCCCCTACCTCGATCTCGCGAAGGGCATCAATTGGGCCTCGACCGAAACCCGCGGCAAAGGTCATCAGGTAGTGGAAACCGACGGTAACTTTGCCCTTACCCATCGATCACATCCTTCTTTGCTGCGGCAATCGCTCGCTCGGCCATCGGATCGCCCCACTGCCCTAGAATCGATGATGGGATTCCGTTTTCGAGGAAGTCTGACCAGTTGAGGTCGTGCGCCTGAAACCAGCGACGAGCGCCGCCTGCACACAATTTAGCCGCCCGGATGTGCTTCATGTGGACAATGGGGTCGCTCACTTCTTGCCCCCTTTTCGAATCTTCTTTGTCCGCAAGTTCCCGAACCAGATCACCTGCCAACCAGCGGTCCAACAGTCCCCGAAGAAAACGGCCTGCTCCGTGCCTTCCTCAACCTGCGGGAAATCGAAATCTTCGAGCGAGGCTGGCTGCGGTTTCTGCGTTGGTGTGAGCAATGCCGATATCGCGAAGTGCGCGACAAAAAGAGCAAAACTGACAAGGAAGGGAAGTGCCATCAAAAATCCTCAGAAGAGATTCTGCCCGTAGGGGGACTCACCGGGCATTTGGGGAATGCCTCCATAGTTCACTAAATTATTGAATTTGTCTTGGCAAGTCGATGTTAGGCGGTCGCAGCCGGGATACATGACAATTTGCTGGCCGACTTCGATCCCGTCGGCACGTCCGAAGATCAGAAACTCGGTAGAAGAAGGCCCTCGCTCAATAGCGCGCTGTTCGATCGTCCCGCTGCCGTCCGCGTCCCATGCGACGATCCCGCCGTCGAAATACCCAACACTGCTCTGCGGCGCCCCTTCCCGCACTGGTTCAGCGGATACAGTGAAGCCGTTACCTGTCACAGCCGAGACCTCGGCTGTGTGCGCGAAATTCTCCTGCGGCGCGCGGCACTGCTCATCATAGAGGATGTGGGGACAAGTGCGCGACCAGGTGAGCCGCAAACCGCCCCGGCGCAATTTGCCGATCGCGCAGAAGATCGTCGCGCGGCCTCGGCCATCCCGTTTGACGTTAGCCACCTTGCCCGCGAAGAACACGACCGCTTCGGGATCATCAAAGTGCTTGCGTAGGATGACAACGCGAACATTCTCACTCGGCGGTGTCGCGCGGAACAGTCCCACCACCGGAAGATTATCTGCAAGATTGATCTTCAATTCAGGCGGATTGTCTCCGCCAGTAGTGGTTCCTTCATCGGCGATTGGGACCGCCAGATATGTGTCGGTGCTACCGTTGATCGTCAATTCAAGATCGCGATCCGACGAGTTGTAGAACCAGGCACTATTGCCCCAACGAAACTCATAGAAATGGATCGGGCGACCGTCCTGATTGGAAATCTCTCTATTGCCGAAAGACATCTGCTTTCCTTAAACTGTAAAGTAACGGAAGCTTGGGAAACCCCCTGTTGCGGGCCAGAACGTTTGGCCCGCACCGCCAGTGCTGAGGCTACCAGGGTTGATAAACTCGGAAGCCTCTTTGGTGATGAGCGTAATTCCACCCCCGTTCCAAGTTTGGAATTGGGCACTGTTGGTCAAACCACCGAGTCTTTGCATTTCAATCAGCAACTCACGAGGGTCGCCAAGATCAACGCCGACATACCAAGTTACCGTCTCCAAGTTTGAAGAAACGTGATATTGCTTCGCTGCACCCCCTACAATATATTGCCCGTCTGAGTTCTGGTGAAATGTGCCACCACTGCTATCCACAACCCCGTTGTGCAACCTCATAAACACGCTTCCGCTGTCGGGGACTTCGATATTACCTGGCATCGAAAGAATAGTCCGGTAATGCCAGCCAGCAAACACAGGCGGTAGCACGTAATCTGTGCAAGCATTCTGAATTGCAGGTGAGCCGCAAGTCGTTTCGACCATCGCTGCCGCAGGGATCGGCTGTGAGGCGGAAGCGGGCACCCGGCGATCGGCAAAGGCCCGGAAGCTGAGCGTGCTGCGGGCGAGGCCGTCGATATCCCCGATGTGCTCGATCTCGACCGAATCCTGCGCAAGCCGCGCCTTCTCGATGAAACTGGCCCTATCGCCGATCTGCTTGGTCGTTACGAGGCCAGCCCCAAGGGTCAGCCGGTCGTTACCGGCTGCTAGGGCGCTCGCTGTGATCGGCACGATCTGACCGTCAGCGAAAAACAAACGGTCACGACCGTCAACCGGGCCGCCGATATAGGTGAGGCCCACCTGCCGGATGTCGATCGAGGTGGCGGCGACATTGGCCGGTGCGGCAATCTGCACGTCGTCGGCGAACGTCGGCAGCCAGATACCCTTCTGCTGGCCGCGCAAGCGATAGAGCATTTGTCGGAAAGCGAATTGCTCAGCCGCCCCATGAAGAAAGAAGGAGTGCTGCTGTTGGCGGAACGTGCGGCCAGCCGTATCGGTGATCCGCTTCTTGCCTGTGATGGAATCGAACTCGTCCCCGAGGAAAGACAGATCAATCTCGATATTGTTCGACCAGTCAGGCGTCTCGGTGAGCACGGGAGTCCCGTCGTGCATGACAGACCATTCACCTTCATCGGTGAGGTCGTTGCCTTCGATGACATGGAAGCGGATATTACTCTCGCCGAGTCGGCTCGTCAGAAGGACATGGCTGCTCTCTTCGAACCAGCCCCGGCGCATGGGATGCACGGCTGCCCCGGCAGACCACGCGGCGCTGAGCGGGACGGTGAGATTAAGGCCCGTTGCGTCCACCGAGGCAATTTGCACAGCTTCACCCGAGAAGATGTCATCCCCGACAAGGTATGCCATCCCGCCCGCCAGAAACTCGTGATGTTCGGTGACGAGTTCCAAACGCGACGACCCGGCAACAGCGGGAGCCGTGATTAGTGCGCGGTCGAACCAGAGCGGCATCATCCACTCATTGCGGGAGAGCCGGTGCATCACCAGATCGATGAATGTGCGCTCATGCTCGTGCGGGTTGTAGCGCGCTTCGAACATCCGCTGCGGAGCAACACGCAGAGCGACACGCTGTTCGGCACCGCTCTGTGACTGCAAAACCTCGGTCAACCACGTCAGCGTTTCGATGATCGGTTGGGACCAGTTGGGCCGCACGCCCCAAACAGGAAGTTCGTGATCGAGCGCCATCAGTCGATTCCAAGTTCTTTGCGGATCGTCGCGCGATCCTGCCGAATATGGGTCAGCACCACTTCGCGGCCAGCCATGCCCGCAATTGCGCGCGCAATCTGCTCTTCACCGATAGCCAGAACCTGCGACACACCACCGCCGCCCTTTCCGCCGCCATTGTTGGCGTGCCTCGGGTCGCTGCGGGTTAGAACTTCCTCACCCCGTTCGAGGATCGCAGGAACTTCGTTCGACTTGAAACCAGCAAAACCCCCATTGTGATAACGGGTGGCGTTGCTGAAAACCGAAGCACTGACAGCGCGCCCGCGCCCGCCCTTCCCGCTGACAACACCGCCTCCGTGGAAGAGGCCACCGATAATACTCGAAAGGCCGCCGCCCGCGCCGCCTGCACCGCCAGCAGAACCACCGGACAGCGCGTTGAAGATAGCTTGTTGCGCGATCATCCGGGCGATTTGCAACAGGAAGTCCGCGGCAAATTGCAGGAAGGCTCGGGCGAACGAATTGAGGACGTTTTCGCCGTTGACGATCGACTGCGCGAACTGCTCCATCGCATTCGTTCCCCCGCCAGCGAGGTCTTGATTCAACGCCTGCCCGGTAGCCAGAAATTGAGTGCGAAGCTGCTCAGCCTGCGCGATCGTATTTTCCAGCCCCAGGATGATGTTGTCCACCGCGTCGGGGGTGAGACCCATGAGGGCGAGGTCTTCCGGTGAGCCTTTGATCGACCGCCAGAACTCCACAGCCTTGCGAGCGCCTTCGGCCAAACGGATTTCGACTTGGGCAAGTTGCTCTTGCAGGAGACCGGCCCGACCGCCTTGGCCTGAAACCTGCGCAGTGTTGATCTGTTCAAGCAGCAACCGTTGCTGATTCCGTAGATCGTCGAGACCGCGCTCAGCGCTATCTCGAACAGTCTGCAAGCCTTGCTGGCGGACTGAATCAAAGGTGTTTTCCAAATCTCTGATGATGACGCCAACCTCATCAGCGTTGACGCCGAGGAGTGCCATCTGTTGAGGATCGCCGCCAATTGCAGACCAGAAATCGATCCCCTTCTCGGTGGCCGCTTCGAGTTCACTTTCGATCGCCCCGATGGAATCCTGCAACGTGTTGAAGCCCGCGGAACCGGGCGACTGAAACCGCAGGCTGTCAACAAGAGCCTGCCGCCGTTCCATCAGATTGTTGATCTCCCGCTCGATCGCCTGCTGGTCAGCCTGAGCGAGCGCTTTGGCGTTGGCCGCGTCAAATTCGAGGCCGACCGTGCGGGCAATCTCCTGCTTTTGTTCTTCGCTCAAAGTGAGGCGACGTTTAGCATCCTTGGTCGCCTGCTCTTCGGCTGCCCGAATTGCCGCGGCGATCTTTTGGCGACGCTGTTCAAGGAGCAGCGAACGACCGATCAAGACGTTGGTGCGTGAAGTGAAATCGGCCTGAATTTCCCGATTGCGATTGGTGCGCTCGATTTCGAGATTGAAATCGGCCTGCAATTCGGCGAGGCTCTTCCCCCCACCACTACGGGGTTTGCGGTTACGCTTCTTCTGCTCTTCCTCGAACTTACGGTCGCTCTCCAACTTCTGCTGGCGAGCACTTTCGGTGTCGAGCGGATCGATAAGGTCGGACGTGCCGGTGTTGGTGGCCCGTTCAACAAGATCGATCGCACCGAGACCTTGACGATTCGCGGCCCTTTTCGCTGCTTCATCGCGCCCGAGTGCGTTGAGGGCGGCTGCTTCAACACTCAAGCCACGCAGCCGGTTGATGAGGAACGTGGCACCAACTGCCGCGTTGTCCATTTCACGGCGGAGACCGCCCATGGCATCGCTTGTCGAGAGGAAGTCGGCAAAATCCGACCAGGCGTTACCCATCGCCTTGGTCATCCGCGACCATGACGTTTCAGTTTCGCGCGCGCCCTGCTCAGCCTTGTCGAAGAAACGTGCAAAGGCCAGCGCCCGCGCGTCGCTCTCCTGCCCGCTTTCGAACATTGCCCTGATCTGCTCACGCTCAGACAGCGTGAGGAAGTTTATCTGATCGTCGAAGGCTGCTATCTCGTCATAGCCGCCACTGAAAGCCTTGGCGACATCGGCGGCGGCTTCCGTGAGGTCCTTGCCGGTAATGTCGGCGAGGTTCTGTGCGGCTTGCCCGAACTCGTCGATCAATTCAGGCCGGATTGATTCAGCAAGAAAGGTCTTTACCGCCTCTGTTGCGTCCTCAAAACTGGCCCCGTAGTCATCAAGTGCTTCGACGTTGGCGATCAGGGCTTCGGTGTTGTTTCGCGCCCCGTCAGCCGAGAGGCGCAGATTTGCATCGAAGTCGCGCTGCAATTTTGCAACTTCTGCGAGCCGTGACATCCCAATGATGACAGGCGTGATAGCAATCGCGACAAGGCCCAAACCCTTCGCATACTTGAGAATGAAATTGAGGAACTGCGGGAAGATTTGGACAATCTGACCTGCCTGCTGAGCAAACACCTGCATCGGCGGTTGCCCGCTGGCTAGACCCGAAACCACGTCGTTGATTTGGAACGAGAGGTTTTGCATCTCGAAGGGCCGCAGACCAAGAATGCCTTTGATCTCTGCCGAGCCGTTACGATTGACCGATTGCTGAGCCGCATCGACCCGCTTCAACTTGCCTTCGAGGCGCTCAAGTTCCGCCGCGAGCGTGCGGATGTTGATCTTGCCAGCGTTGTAGAGGTCGCGGGCTTCCTTCATCTCGGCGTTGATGCGATCCTGCGCGACGGCCAAAGGGCGAGCGCGGGCGAGCAAGCGCGCCGCAGCGGCGTCAAGTTGGTCGTTCGCCGCTGCGGCTTCTTTTGACGCTTGGGCCGATTTACGTTTGGCCTCAGCTTCCTCTTCGAAGGCCGCAATGATACCTGCCCGACGAGAAGCTGTATTATCAGGAGCGTCCGCTGAGGGGACCCCGAGTTGTTGATTGAAGGCAGCCTGCGCGCGCCGCTGTGCAACCTCCTCGCGGGCAGCCGCTGCTGCCGCGAGATTTGCTGCCTGTGCCGCTTCCTTCTGCGCGATCAGGGCACGCTCGGCCTCACGAGCGGCGGCTGCGGTTCGCAGACCCTCTCGCTCGCCCGCGTCGCCCATTTCGCCGATCGCGATCTGCGCGGCGGTGGCTGCATTCTGCAAGCCCTGAAATGCGTCGCCAGCCGCAATAACGTCGGCCCGCTGAGCAGTTAGTTTCGTTTCAAGACGACCGGCTTCGGCGACAAGTTCGCGGTAAGCCGCCTGGGCACCGGCCAGGCGTGCGCCCATTTCGGCGCTGCCGTCGTTCTTGAAGGCGATTGCGGCATTGGCAATTGCGTTCCGGGCGGCTTCGATCTGCGCCGTCAGAGAGGTGTAGCGCGCCTGATTCTCGGCGAGGGAGGTTTCCTGTGAAGCAAGAGAACGCTGCGACGCTGAGACCGATTGCTCGATCTTAGCCATCGCGCCATCGATCGCTGAGAATGCCCCTGCGAGATTTTGCAAAGAGCCGCCAGTGCGCTCACTCGAACTTGCAACGTCATCCTGCGCGCTTGTGAGTGCGCGAAGTGCGGCTGAAATGGAGTCGATGGCACGAGCGGCTTCATTGCGTGCCCGGATGACAAGCTGAACATCGCGCTTCGCCATCGACTCCTCACTTCCTCAAAAGGTCAATCAGTCCGCGAAAATATCCACCGCCCTCTTTGGACATGATGGAAGCCGCTGCGGCTTGGATCAGTGTTGCCTCGGTAGAGAGGCGTTGGTTCTCCCGCTCAGAGACCAGTTCGGCTTCCTGCCACACTAGCCAGAGGGGATATTCGTAGGCATCGGCGTGTCCTGCGGCGAGGAGGGCTGAGCACTTTTCGCGGAGTCCGTGGACGAACTCTGCTGCGGTGATCCGGGCTGCGCCAATGTGCTTTTCACGTTTGCTGACAGGCGCTCGATCAGCATTGCTAGGTTTCCCAAGCCACCAACCGTTTCGACGGTCAGAAGGGCGATCTTTTCGAGCGCGATCAGTTGCGCACCAAAGTCAAGCTGGCGTGCCTTGGAAATCGCCTCGTCATCAGGCTCACCCGCACCGCGGGCAATGATCTCAGCCACCAGTTCGGGAACCGTGACGGCCAGGTTGATGAGAAGGTCGGTCTCCTGCTCCCCCTTGCGGTAGGAATCGAAGATGTGCTCGACATGAGATCGGTGCCCAATGAAGAGCGCCATAATATCTCCGACGTTGAGGGGGCCGACGGTGAACTCACCGCCGACCACCTTGATCGTCTCTCTGTGAAGCACAATGCTCTTGAGGCTACCCATGTGTCCCTAGCCTTCCTGTCAGACCGTGTAAGGTTGACCGTTCGAGTAGATGGCTTCCCGATTGGCGGGCTTGATGACTTCCACCGAGAACGGGGTCGTCATCCAGTCGTCACCCTTGAGCGGGAGATCGCCATTCGGAGAAATACGAACGTGCGCCATCCGGTAATCGATATCATCGCCTTCGGCGTTGAAGGCGATGAACATCAACGCACCTTCGATCTGAGCATTGCCCGAGATCGTGCGGTCGTAGCTGATGGCGGCCAGGTCGTAGGTCAGTTCGACATCGGCACCATCGACCGCCACGAGCGAATTTTCGAGGAAGGTGATGATACCGCGCGGCGCGTCGAGCGTGTAATCGACATCAGCAACCAGCGGGGTCGCGCCGACGACCGCTCCCGTAATGGAGACCTGGTGGACGCCCATCGGCAGGGCGTCGCTTTCGCCAATCTGATAAGCGCGACCGCTCTTGATACCCACGATCGTTTCGCTCTCGCCGACTGCCGAAGCCTGGGTAACAGTGCCAGCGGAGCCGAGGAAGAACAGCGCGAGGTTTTCGAGGCTGATGTCATCGCAGGTGAACGTCCCGGCGAAGTCGGTTTGCAAATTGACCGACTTGTCCTTGATCTTCGTGCCGCGGTCCATCGAGTAGTGAGCCAGCGTTTCGCTGCTCACGTTGAGGTTAAACTCCGGCGTATTGCCGAGGTAGCGGAAGCCATCGGGGATCAGAGTCCCCGGCTTGAACGAAGCGAAGTGGATTTCACCCCGTCCGAGAGTCTGATTTTGTTTCGCCATTGGCTTGCTCCTTTGAAAGACGATTCACCATTAAGTTGAAATAACGCTAGAGGAAAGGGAAAAGTGGGTCCTCAAACGTCTTGAGCGTCACCCCGAGCCAAAAATAAGCCTTGGCTGAGACTTCATCGGCGGGGCGAACGACCCCTGGCCCGAAACTGAGTTCTTCAATCCGGTTGTGTTTACGACGCCCGCCGAAGCCGAGCGGGTTGGGAATGCGCCCGGAATCATCGCGTCGATTACGCTCAACAGCCAGTCGGTGCCTGATGTCGGCAAGGATGATGTAGGCCGGATCGGTCGGATCGTCCTTATCGTCCTGCACGAAGCCTTGAACGATAAGGTTCCAGTCGTAGGTTCCGGTGGTGGAATCGCGAGGCGGCTCAGCCAGTTCGTCGGCAGGGTCGGGCCGTTCAAGGATTGCGACCATCGGTAGGGGATCGTTGTCACCGAAGAACGCCCGACCCCGATAGACGCGCCGCATCTCAGCGCCGTCTGTATGAATGAACGTGCCGAGGTCGCTGGTATATCCGTTCGCCGGGGTGATCGAGGCGACCACTTCGGTCAGTGCGTCGAGCACGCGGCTCTTGAAGGGGACGTTTTCAGGCATCAGTTGAACCTATCCAGCAAGCGGAGAAACTCGGCTTCGAGAATATCGGAAGTTTCGGGTGCGATCTCTTCTGCGGTCGAAGCGAAGACCTGATCGACACTTGGGCCAAAGAGGAGGTAGAGATTACCGGCGACTTGAAGCATCCGGCGCTTGTTCTCCACCCGCTCACCGGGTTTCAGGCGAATAGCGAGTCCCTGATTTGACTTGGTATCGATCGGCGCACTGCCCGCGCGCAGTTTCATCAGAAAGGCCCGCCGCATCAACTGGCCTGAGCCGGGTTTGACGCGAACACGAACGCCCCGGCTGCTCGATGACGTAGCGAAACGGGCGAGCGAAGTGGGTCGGAAGCGACCGCGAATCCGCGCCTCAAGATCGTTTTCGGTTGCGCTCTTCGTGATCGACAGGCGGCCATTGCCATCGGACAGGTAGGTTGCCGAGAAGCTGACCTGGTCCCTGATCCGCCGAGAAGCTAGAGTGCGGGCCTTCTTCGTTGTGGTGTTGATAGCCATCCGGGCAAAACGGAGCACGCTCGCGGGCATTTCGTCGATCGAGGCGATCGTTTCGTTCAAGCCTTCCACAGCGACGACGTAAGGACTGCTCATGGCAATTCGACCACCGGAATAGGAAGGCCGATCGTTTCGGCCAGGGGCATGATAGAGACATCGGCTGTGCGGGTGATGTCGTTGGTGGGATCGGTGCGTTCAACGCGGTATGCTTCACCTGCGACGACGGAGAAGATTCCCCCGTTGCGCGCGTCAGCCAGTTGTTCGACGAGGAAGATCACGCGGGGCGAAACTTCGACCATCTGCGCGTAACCCTTGACCTTTGATCCCATGTCGCCGGTTTGGGCAAACTGGCGATGCACGCGGATATCGACGGGAACCGGATCGGCCCCGTCGAAGGCAATATAGAGCGCCGGGACTTCCAACTGTTCGTGGATGTCCCGGCGTCCCTTGCGCAGCACCTCACGGAAGCTGCGGCGAGGCATCTTAGAGCAAGTCCCCGCTGTCGGTGCCAGCGGCGGCTTCGTCAGCGGCAGCCTTCTCGGCAGCGGCGGCTTCGTCAGCGGCAGACTTCTCGGCAGCGGCGGCTTCGGCCTTCTTCTGCTTGGCGGTCTTGGCCTTCTTCTGCTTGGCGGTCTTGGCCGGAACCTGGTCGTCAGCGGTTTCGTCGCTCAGATCGTCCGAGCCTTCCCGAACTGCACCGAGCGCGACCATTTCGTCGGCTTCTTCACCAGAGAGAACGATGGTATCGCCCGGATTGGTAATGACAGTTTGACCTTTGACGCGGCGTTCGATGCGATTGATTGCTGTGAAAGTTGGCATGATATTTGTCCCTTTCGGTTTGGGGAAATCCCGAGGGCCGAAGCCCTCGGGAGCCTTGTTTGCAGGAAGTTCCGGGCGATTAAGCCAGAACCGTCGCCTTGAAGGTGACGTTCGGATTGACCGGAACCATCAGCGGGGCGGACTGAGTCATCACGAACTCGCCAGCCGGATCGTCCTGACGGAAGTTCCGGGGGAACTTCTCGAAGGGGCGATACTGCGCATACGGGTCCTGAATCGCACCGAAGCAACGATAACCCATCATGCTCGGGCCGGTCAGAACCACGGCCTTCGGATCGAGGAACGGCACAATGTCGCCAGCGTTCGTCTCGTAATAATCCGAATAGACGTAGGCTTGCAGATCGGGTGCAAGCTGACCGACAAATTCGATTTCGGCGTCAGCCGAAATCCCGGTTCGGACGTTGCCGTCAGTGCCACGGGTGTAGAGGTCGAGCAACGCCTTGATCTCGTCGCTCTTCCGCATGACATCCCAAGCGTCGGCACCGATGGTGATGCGGTTCATCCGGCCACCGAACGAAGCCCGACGCGCCAGCGTGCGCCACGATTCGATGTTCTCGACGATGGTGGCGGTCCCTTCGTTCCACCGGGCACCAGCGCCGAGGGCGACGGTGTGGGCAGCGTCACGTTGGAAATCGACTTCGCGCTCGGGCATCAGATCGTCGCCGATCACAACCTTGCCGTCGATCACAGCACGCGCAGCCAGCCATTCGAGAGAACGATCGATCGCTTCGTTGTGCTGCACGATGATGTCAGCAATCACAGCTTGACGGCGCTGTTCCGGCGACATCGGCGTCGGGGCGAGCAGTTCCCCAGGCTTGCGCTTCATCACGCGATCCGGCGACACAGCATCCTTCGGCTTGATGTAGGCGGGCTTGACGCGATTCAGGATGGCCCGACGGCTATAGATCGGCTTACCCTGCGCAAGAGGGGTAACGAACGGCGCCAACTTCCGGCCCTGATGCGGAATCTTCTCGAAGTCGATATACTCGTCGTCCGAGTTGATCTGGTTCGAGAACATCGCCGCCCAATAGAAGTTTACAGGGTCTTCTTCCTGCATCACTCCGAGGAGGGATTCAGTATCGTAGAACTGAGGGGTGATAGTCATTTCTTGCTTTCCTCTTCTTGAGAAAGGTCGTGCTTAACGGGCGGCGATTAGCCGACCTTCTGCAAGACGATGTTGGTGGGGGTCGGTGCGCCTTCAAACGCAGCCAGCTTGTCCGCTTCCGTTGCGAAAGAAGCATCGAAAACCAGAGCATCGACGTTGAAGTTCCCGCCGCGGATCAGGCCGACTTTCTGCACGTTTCCGCTCGCGAGAATCGGGGCGGGCAAAATGCCGATCGGGGCAATCGGAGTAGCCCCACCGAGAACAGCCGGAACGAGCGCACCGGCATTGACGCCGACCACGGTGAAAGCCGCCATCGCAACCGTGCCATCGGCTTGGTAGCCTGGGACAGTCAGGAATGCGGGAGCATGGCCGGTCAGGAGTTCGTTGTAGCTAAACTCCTGGGTGTCGATACCCTGCGCAACGCCTTCGCCGCCATAAGGGATATTGGGCATGAGATTATTCCTTCACTAAAAGGTTGAACTCAAAGGCGCGATTAAGCGACCTTCTTCGGGCCGAAGCCGGTGGCAGCCTTGCGGGCAGCGATGAGCGACTGAGCGCCGGTCGGCTCGTTGCTACCTTCGCCGTGATCGTTGCCGCTCAGGTTCGGATTGCCCGTGCTCGTCATCGCCTTGTCGAAGCGATTGGCACCGACGCCAGCGCCTTCGCCACCAGTCGAAGCAACCGGGGTCGCTTCTTCGGGCAGCTTTGCGAGGAAGTTGGTCGCCGCCTCAACGCTCATCTCGGTTTCCATCGCCACGTTCTGCGCGGCCACGGGGCGGTTCTTGGCTGCATCGCAACCGAGGATCGCGGTGATGCGCGCGCGTTCGAGCGATGCGCCTTCACGCAAAGCTTCTGCGCGGGCGGTATTCACGGCGGCCTCAAGGGTCGCCGAAGTGTCCTTATCCTGGGACATAATATCAGACTCCGTTTCGTTGGACATTTCGGCCTCGAATGAGGCCAGGGCTGCTTCAAGCGGGCCAGCCGAATCGGCCAATCCGTTTGAGGTGGCTTCGGTCGCGGTGAAGGTGTCGGCTTCGGTTGCCCGAACCTCGTCTTCACTCATCGTCCGGTGGCGTGCCACATGGGACACGAACACTTCGTAGAGTTCATCAATTTGCGCCTGCATCCGATCCTTCACGGCTTCGGGAAGCGGCTCGTATGGATTGCCATCGACCTTATGCTTTCCAGCGTAGATGAAGGTGACTTTCATCCCCATCGCATCCATACGCTTGCTGATGTCGGTGTGTGCGGTAACAACGCCAATCGACCCAACGCCGCCAGTGCGCGTCATGTGGATATTCGACGTTGCGCTGATGAGCGCGTAGGCCGCCGAATAGGCATAGTCGCGGGCGAAACCTTGGATCGGCTTCTGTTCGCGGGCGCTGGCGATCACATCGGCGCATTCGAAGCACTCGGCCACGGTGCCACCAGGCGAGTTCACCATCAGCGCAATTCGCTTCACATCGGGATCAGCAAGCCCACGATTCACCGCACGCGAGATATATTCGTAGCCGGTCAACCAGTCTGAGACCTGATACGGAAAGTCGTTGATGAGAACGCCCTTCACATCGATCCGCAGGGTGCCGTTGAGCACCTTGTAAGGACGATAGAAGGCGGTGTAGGAATCCTCGGCAGGCCAGAAGCCGTCATCGTTATCGTGGGCCTCGGCGGAGATCGCCTCGATCGGCTTCTCGAACCGTTCGATGTGTGCGGCACCTGCGGTCAAGCAGGCCTCGAAGTGAAGCTGCAATTCCGGATTCACCAGCGCCGGGGCCTGATTGAACCGCGACATGAAAGGGTTACTGGTCATTGCGGGGCGCCTTTGCTTCCTGATCTTCTTCATCGGTCGCCGCCTCAACGGCGCCCATCATTGCATCGTTGCCCGAGAAATCGAGGCCGAGGTCTTCGGCAAGAGCCTTCTCCCGCGACAACTGGCGGAAGACCTTGCGGTAATCACGGCCAAAGCGGGCGATCTCGATCTCACGAGTGGTCAGGCCCGCGTTGATACGGGCGACCGCAGCCTGCGTTTCCTTGAGTTCGTCGATCTGATGGCGCGAAGAGCCGATCCATTCACAGGCCGTGTAGGCTTCGGCCATCAGCGGCTCGTAAAAGTTCGGCACCTCGCGACGCTTGAGCGTCTCGATCTGGTTTGCGTTGATGGCTTCTTCCATCCACAAGCGAAGGATCGCGCTCGCGAAACGATCGGCGATGATCTTCTTCTTCGAAGCCATATACAGGCCGGTCTCGGCGAGACCGGCTTTGATCGACGAATAGTTCGTCTTGGAGTAATCGCGCGAGAACTGCTCGTAGGTCAGGCCGCTGCCAGCGCCCATATAGCGAAGCAGAGATTGCTCGAAATCGGTTCCAAGCAAGCCGCCCTGGCCAACCGGCATCAGGTTCAATTTCGAACCAGGCGGAAGGTGCGGGATTTTCACCCCGTCGATCTGCGCATACTTCGACTTGCCGACGTATTGGGCAACGGTCGAAAGGTAGGATTCCATGTAGTTCGAGATCGCGCCCGTCATTGCATCGGCGCTTTCGACGCCGCCGCCACCGAGCATATTGAAAACAACGTCAGTCGGCAGATCGCTCTCGATCGCCGCAGCATAGGACGAGTTCACGATCATGTTCTGCAACGCGACCGCGCGCATGGTCTTCGCCTGATTGGACTCGCGCAGCATCGCGGTGACTTCGGCAATCCCTCGGGTCTGGTCAGGCCGCATCTGCTCGAAGACATGGATCATCTGGCGACGACCCCACGGCTTTGCCGAATCGACAAACTTCCACTGATGAGCGCGCGGATCGCGATAATCGGTCGGGTGTGCATCACGCACGTAGTAGCCGACCGGGCGACCGCGGCTGTTCCGGCGCACACCGCCGCGAACGCCGATGTCAGCACTATACTGCGGCGGTGTCGAAACCCGTTCGAGATCGAGCATCTGAATTGCGGTCTTGAACGGGCGATCTGCTTCTTCGCGCAACCACTCGGCGCTGGCAATGACTTCGCCGCCCATGAAGTGAATGCCGACAGCGAGACGCACGAGTTCGGAGAACGTATTCCGCCGAGTTGCGTCAACCCAACATTCGTCACTTTCGGCCCAAAGAGTGAACTTCTCTTCGATTTCTTCCTGAAACTCGGCTTCCCACATATCGTCGGCGGCCCCGAAGAGCACGCGCGAGGCTGGTTTGGAGTTGAGAAGAAAAATGCTGCCGACAATGTGGTCGCGGTGCATATTCGCCGCGTTGACGAAATAGGCGTCATTCCGCAGCGTGTCGCGAACGCGAGCATCGGCGAGGTGCTTGGCGGGCAGAATTTCCTGATCGGCCATCGTGAGCGGTGGCGTCCACAGCGCCATCGAACGCTCATAGCGATCAGCCGCCTCATAGGCCCCGCCCATCGCAAGATTTGAACCAGCGCCACCCACCGCAGGGACGGGAACGGGGGCGGCGCTGGCCCCCTCGGACGAGCCGAGAAGATCGTCGATCTGGATCGCGCTTGCCACTAACGGCGCCCCCCGACAAAACGCATTGGCCCGTTTGCTGCCGGAAGCAGAAAGGTCGGTTCCATCTGGCGGATATAGGCAAGCAGCCGAGAGGCCGTAGCCGCCTGATACCGAATGCTCTCACCAGATTGATCGCGCACCTCGACAACACTCTCGCCGAGCATCAGCCGATGGTAAGCCGCCTTGGCTTCGGTGAGCAGTTCTTCTTGGGTCGCCATGAGGTGAGCCTTAACGCCACCCATGAGGATTTCAACTAAATAGTGAAATGCTACTGCGAAAAATTACGACGCCCGCGCGCTGAGCAGGGCTGCGGTCGCATCCTGTTGGGCAAGCTGCCGGTCGCGACTGAACAACACGTCGGCCCGCAAATCGGATATAGGGGCGCGAGCATAAGCTGTTCGCGCTGCATCTTCGCGATCCCGGCACACCGAAGCAACGGCAGACAAGATCGTTTCGGCGCTTTCGTTGTTGTTCCCACCGAGTCTGACCGCCTCGTCAATCACGCACTGACGATAGGCTTCGCGAGCCACCTTGATATCTTCTATCACGGTTTGGGGGCTTGCAGAAAGAAGCAGAGCGAGTGCGATAATATGGTGCATGGTCTTTAGACTGACATCGAAAAGTTGATAAATCGTCAAGTCAGAAGGTCGCCCAAAGCGGCAAGATCAGTCTTGCGCACCTGCGGCGCAAACCTCGGCCCCTCGTTGCCGTCAAAGACGAGATTATTTTGGTCCCATTCTTCGGCCCACTTAGGCGGATTGAACCAATCGATCTTCTCCAATGCGATCCTAGGATCGAGGCAGAGGCCGATTGTGTAGTAAAGAAGATCGAACGCTTCGTTGCGTCGCCCGCCGTTGGCTTGCCATCCTTTGTCAGTGCGGATTTCCGCCGTAAGCTGCGAATACAGCCACCCGAGGTCCTCTTGCTTCCCTCGCTCGTCATACCAGATCGGGAAGTTGATTCGCCCGCCCTCGGCCTCGATACGACCGAGCATCCCGCTGACCGTATCCTTGAGCGTGTCGGAATTGAGGAAAACGACGGGCACGTCACCGCGCGCGCCGCTGTTCCGGTCTTTGCGGTTCGAATCGGGATAGGTCTTCCGATAGCGTGGGGTCGAAGGTTTTGCCTCGCCTTTCACCAATTGGAAACGACTGTGATGCTGACGGCCCTTGTCATCGTCACGCAGCGAGCGCCAGAACTGGTAAGCCTTCGAGGTGACGCCTGCCTTACCGCCAGAGTCGCAACCAATGAGTTTCACCTGCATCCGACGCCCACTGCCGTCGGCCAGGGGATAGGTTCGCTCAATCACCTCGTCGATCAGCGTATTCCAATCCTCGGGGTAGGCCGCAGGATCGATGATCGCTTTTTCCCCGTTATCGTCATGCCGATATCGGCTCTTCCTGATCTTGAAGAAATCGACCAGCCAGATATCGTTGCCGACACCGATACCGTGAACCTGCACCACGAACGAGCGCGCCTGCACGTCAACCGTGGTGACGAGAAAACGGACGCCCTCAGGCACAACCGGCTCAGCCCGCGATCCGCCCCAATGGGCAGCGCGCGACGCGAGTTCTTCTGGCAACCGTCCCGCTTCCATAGCCTTCGGGATATACGGCTCACCTTGATCGACGTTGACCGTCGTGCGCAGAGATTCTTCGTCGGCGTTCTTTTCCCAGGCTTCGGATGCGTCGAGATACTTCACGACGAGTTCTTTCCAGTTGGTGAAACTGGCCGCTGGCCCCTTCATCCAGAATGAGGCGATCTCGCTTCGGCGAATGGTGTGGCCGTCCTTGGGCACCATCGACCCATCGGGCAACCACACCGCGCCGTCCTTAACCCAGCGACCGCCGAGGTTGAGTTCGTGCTGTTGATCTGGCGTCATCACGCCGCCGCAATGCGGGCAACCCATCACCACCTGCTCAGCGGCTTCAAGGTGATCTCGGCTTTCGGGGTAGCTGAGAAGCCCGAAAGCTGGCTCGAATGCTTCATCGCACCAAGGACAACGCCAATACCAGCGGCGGCGATCCCCGCGGTTATAGAGATCGAGAATGCCTGTTGCGGGCGGAGCCTCATGTGGCGAGTTCGCAACCCACTTTGCGTTCGTGACATCACGACCGGGCGAAGATTCGGCAACGCACATCGCACGCCGCTTGAAGGTCTGCCCGCGCTTTTTGGTCAGATCGAAAGCGTTGCCTTCGCCGCCGATTGAGTCCGGCATACGGTCGTAGTCCATAAGGAACTGCCGCGGGATCGTCTTGCCGGAAAGTTCTGTGATCGACGGCCATTTGATGAGCAGCCGCATTCCCGACAGGAACGACTTGTCATGCACGTTGTCGTTCTGGCGACCGGGCACCATGCGCGCCCTAAGTTCGGGTGAGTTCCGCACAGCCTTATCGAGATCGGCTTGGGACCAATCGCGGGCTGTGCTCTGCGTCATGTGGACAACCAGCATATCGGCGGGGTCGCAGATCGCAGTGTGGCAAAGCCAGTTGATGAGCATCGCAGACTTGCCCGTCCGAGCGGGACCGACGAACACGACTGCCTTGAGATCAAGGCTCGTCATCTCGTCCATCGGCTCGATCAGGTATGGTGCCTTGTCGAGCGAGAACGGGCCGACGTAGGAGCCGGGATTGTTGACGATGTGATACTTCGCTGCGGCCTCTGATACACTCAGGCGCTCAGCGGGCCGCACGCCTTCCGCACTGGCGGAAACGATGTGCTCGATTGACGGAAATGTGGCTTGTGGGAGTCTCATAGCAAATCATCGATCCCGGTATTCGATCCGCCGAGCAGATCGTCGATGTCGAATGCAACCGCCCCAATTTCTGCCGCGTTGGCGTATTTGCAAACAAGGTGCCGCGCCGCGTCCTTGATAAGTGTCGGTAGGTTTTGGAGATCGGCAGCCAGTCCCGTCCCGGCCCGCAGCCCGTCACGATCGATGAGGGTCTTGTGGCGATGCTCGACCTCATCCCACTTCGAGAACAGTTCGGCAGAGAGCCAATCGAAGCAGCCGTCGCTCAGAAAGGGATCGTTCTCGACCTCATACATGAAAGCGGCCATGAGCCACCAAGGCACGAGCATATTGGGATTCTGCGAGGCAAGGCGCCGTGCAATCCCGTCATAAGTGTCAGTGCTAAATCGCATCGGAAATCATGTCCTCATCGATCACCGTGTCATCGTGCGAGGCGGGTGCCAGCGGGTCCTCGCTATCGCGCACGCTACGGGTCTCCCCGCGAGCCGGGGCAGTCACAAGGTCTTGATAGAGGTCGTTCTTGAGCGCGTGAGCCATCTGCTCGATCTTCTCGACGTGCTCGTCCGAAATGCCGCGAAGATCGCGGATATCCTCAACCCACATATCGATGCGATCCTTGAACATCATATTGACCTGGCCGAAGACTTTGAGAATGTCGGTCGTGTTCCAAAGTTCGCCAGCCTCACGCAAAAACCGGAGTCGCTCGCGAAGGCCCTGCCAGAAGGTCTTGTTGACCTCAGGCGGCAGTTTCAGATGGTGCAGAGTCTTGATGAACTCTTCCGCCGTCATTTTGGGCGGGAGCAGGTATGAGCAAGCGGTCTTGAAGTCGTAGATCGGGCGGTTGCCCCCGGCCATGCCGAGTTTTGGGCACCGCACCAATCGCTTGCGAACGGTCGCCGGGTCCATGTCGAACACTTCGGCGAGGAAGTTCTGCGAAACCGGGCGCTTGAGCGCGCCCATCTCGACGAACGTGCCCCCGTGCCCCGCCGCCTTGATCGCGGCCTCTTTGGCAAGCCGATGTGCGGATTCAATGCGCCGCTGCTCGCGCTCGGTCGGTTGTGGCGCCGTCGGAGCGCCGCCGAGCAGATCGTCAATGTTGCTCACAGAAGGTCCCCGATCAGATTGACGCAGCTTCGAGCATCCAAAGCTGCAATCTCATCGGCTTCTGCTTCGAGGAACGACCCGATGACGTGAGCCGCCGCGTCCCTGACGATTGCGTTCCCTGCACCCTTGAGGATTTGCGCGCGCGACTTTCCTGCAAAGGGGCTGCCAGAATCCAGTCGAAAGGTAGCCCCATCAACCAAAGGGAATGTGCCGGGTTCAACTGGCCGCCACTTTCCATCTCGGCAGAAGAGCCAATCAACATCTCGCCAGAAACCGTTAGTCGGGCTGGTCCGCCCGGTGCCAAATGCAGAGTCCGAACAATCTGGTCGTTCCCCATCTCCGCCTTCCGGTCTCCGCCCCGAGACCGAAACTGATCCACCGTCGGAGTTTGCCAATAGGTTAAGTCCATCCGATCCGCTTCGCTCAGGGCTACCGGGCCGCCCACCAGTGCCACCGTTTTCCGGCTGCTGTCCGTGTTCCCCGCTGGATTGTAGGCTCCCGGCTTGCCCGAATTGCCCGCCATCGGCGTCGGCCAATGTGACAACTGCGCCTGCCTCGGAAGCTGATCGATCCGCGAGCGCCCGTCCTCGCGCGTCAGAGCCATTCCCGGCGAGTCCTTGTAGTCCCTCGCTGCGGCTGTAATCCAACCGCTCAATGCCGCCGATTGTGCCAAATCCTGCGGGCCACCCTTCCGGGCAATCTCCCGATCCGAGCCTTCGATTGAACGGACGTTCTTCTCCCCATCCGTTGCGCGCGGCGTAGGATGCCCCGAGGGCCGAGAAGAAGAAGAACTGCCGCTGGCGGATGTGCGGAGCACCGACGCCCGCAGCGCAGAGATCGACCGCCCCCCCGGCGTAACCCGATCCTTCCATGTCAGATTGAACAAGGTCGAGCCAACCAAGTCCGTCCTTCGACGCAACTTGCTCACCAAAGACTTGCACAGGTCGGCACTCTCGGATGAGATGGTGCCAATGCGGCCATAGGTGCCGCTCATCAGCAACCCCCGCTCCTCGGCCTGCCGCGCTGAAAGGTTGGCAGGGTGGGCTTCCTGTCCACACTGGTCGATCATCAGGCCATCCGGCGAGCCGCAGAGCGGAAGACCAGACTCCGATCCCGGCGAAGAAGTGGCATTGCGTGTAACCGCGCAATTCGTTTGGAGTGATGTCACGGATATCCCTTTCGTCAACGTCGCCGAAGGCAATCAGCCCCGCGTCGATGAGATTACGCAGCCATTGGGCGGCGTGCGTATCGAACTCGTTGTAATAAGCGCGCGTCACAAAAGGTCCCCGATCCCCGCATCGGCGACAGGAACCATCTCTTCGGCTTTCCAGTCGAGCACCTCACTCGCAATCCAAACCTTCGCCCGCGCGCTGCGCAGCGCGCGGTTGTGCGGGAAGTTTCCGCGCCCCATCAGGCGATAGATCGTCGCCCGCGAAAGCCCGGTTTCTTCCATGACTTTCGGGAGCCGCCACCACGTTCCCTGTTCTTGTGATATCGAATGAGCGTGCATGAGACTCTCATACCGAGACCAGCATACAGTTCAACTTAAAAGTGAGATTAGAGCAATTTCCCGATAGCTTCCTGATCGACGAGATAGTTCGCCCACCATTGCAGCATCCGACGGCGAGGCCCGAGATACTCGGCGGCGTTGTATGCCGCGCGCACGTCGGACGACTCATCGTGCGCAAGCTGCAACTCGATCCAGTCCCGATCAAAGAGCCTGGTGCCCCGCTTGTCCACCTGCTCGTTGAGCACGGTCGAGGCCAAGCCCCGGAAGCCGTGCATCGTCGCGACTCCCTTGTAACCAAGATCGTAGAGGCAATAGAGCATCCGGTTCTCGCTGATAGCCTTCTTCGCGTTGGTCGTTTGGGGGAACATCCACGGGCTGCCGCTGGCGACCCGCACGGCCTCGATCGCGTCGAGCAGTGCGACCGCCTGCTTGGGCAGCGGGACAATGTGCTCGCGGGACATCTTCATCCGGTCGGCAGGTATTCGCCAGATCGGGTTTCCCGCGCTCAGGCCCTCGATCTCCTCGGGGCGGGCAAAGCGGGTCTCGTTGGTTCGCACCATCGTCAGCATCGTCCACCGGATCGCGAGCAGCGTCACCGGGTCAGCGCCCGATCTGCTCAGCCGCTCGAAGAACTCCGGTAGCCGCGCCGCAGGCAGCTTGGCGAAGTGCTGCACCTTCGGCTTCGGCTTCATCGCAGGGAGAGCGTTGGGCACCGGGTTCTGCACCAACAGGCCCTTCGCGATTCCATACTGCATCACCTTCGAAACGTAACCTAGGGTCTTGCGCCCGATCTCGATCGCATCGCGCTTCTCGAAGCGCCGGATTAACCGCAACACATCCGCGTGCGAGAAGTCGGCCAAGGGGTTTGCGCCGATCTCAGGAAAGACATCGTTGTCGAACCGGGCCACGACCCAAGCGTGATATCGGGCGTCCAACACCCCCGCCTGCTTGTCGAGAAACTCGCGCGCGATCTCTTCGAACGTCACCGCGCCGATCACTTGCTCACGCTTAGCCGCGCGCACATCGGCGATAGGGTCTTGGCCCTGCCGCAGTTTGGCTTTGATTGCCTCGCGCCATTCGCGAGCCTCGGCAAGAGAATGATCCGGCCACCGTCCGAGCGATAAGGTGCGCTGCTTCCCCCGGTGGCGGAATTGCAGCTTCCATGTTTTGACGCCCTTGGGGCTGACCTCAAGGACAAGGCCCCCCGAGTCGGTCAATTTGGTGCGAGCGGCCTGCGGCTTCGCGTTCCTGATCTCGGTGACGGTGAGGCCCATAGTTCTGCTCCAACCCAAGGTTGATTTACACAACGCTTACACAACAAGCTGTGCGGGCTGCAATGATATGTTGAGAGCCGCCGTGAGACACAAAAACGAGGCAAATACGGGGATTTTCGATCCCTTTGAGTTCCTCTGAGCATTTGTGAGATCGTTGGCTGGATGCCCCGTGAGGATTCGAACCTCAATTGACGGAGTCAGAGTCCGTAGTCTTGCCGTTAGACGACGGGGCAACAGGCCATGCCCCCGAAACTTGCGGGTGGCATCAGCGAGCGCGCTCCCTAGTTTTGTGCGGCGGCAAGGTCAAGCGCGGCGTTGCTTGCTCTTGCGCAGTGCTTGGGTTAGCTTGGCCCCAAGTGCTGCCCGCCGGAACGTGCGGGCAGTGATATGAAAGTTGCACGATCATGGCGGAATTTCTCCCGCCGGACAGGAATTCGAAGGCTGGGACAAAACGGGGCGGCAAGTCCGGGAAAGTAGCTGATTTTCGCTACAAACGC